CTGCCTGCAAAGTGTGTAGCAAACCAAGATCCATCAGATGGACCTTAAATTCTTCGATAAGTTTCACCCGCTCCCACACAAAGAGCACATCCCGAAATTCGTGAACTACATTCCCCACGTACCCCTTATTCTCAAGCATCATCGATATCTCATGAGATAGCTCAATTATCTCAGATAGTAGTTTTGATAGCGCCTCGTCTCTTCCAAGTAATCGTAATCCGAGTGCATGGATGGTTTCATTTCGAATTTTGTTTTTATCAATACTCATATGTTAAACCCCTCTTTTTGATAACATCATTAATCAATTCCCAGCATTCGATTTTTTTCCCTTCCACTTCAGATACATCGAATGACCCGGGGTAACTTACCCTTGTGTTGTTGTGTGTTATCAACAAGCTCCTACGTCTCCCGTATTGATCATCCGAAAATTTAGCTACTTTTACTCGATCGATGGGAAACTCACCGATCCAGTCGAGACGATCTATCTCTGCTATAAACTCTGCTAAAGTTTTTCGATGTCCTTTCTGTTTACCAACAGAAACATGCTTTCGATTTGGCTTTTTTATGCGAACACCCATAAGCCTATCAATCTCTTCTGATTCGCCAGGCAAGGAATACCCTTGCCCGTAAATTATCACGGTACAGTTTCCTGCACTTCTCCCCGTCATTTGACTTGGTGTGCCAAAATCGAAATCCCTATATGTTGTGCCGATTGGATAATCTCTCATATTCCGACCTCCTTCCATTTTATCTTTGCTCCGCAATGAGGACAATATTTATCAAAATCTCCTACAGATTTACCGCATGTACAGCGTCCAATGCTATACCCCCCATCACATTGTCTAATCCCAACAGGCACAACAACCTTCGTTACCCGCGATCTAATGTTCTTTCGTTTTTTTAAATGCTTCTCCAGTCTTGCGTTTTCCGCTTTCGCCTTGGTAAGCGCAATTCTCAAATCATGCAGCTCGGTATTTGGTATGCTGGATGGATGCTCTATTTCTTTTGATGGTGTCATAATTTCATGTACCAAAAATGTTTAAAGTTCGTGATTCTCTATGTTCAAGTTGTTCCTTCATGAGCCTAAGCATATGTTCCGTTTGAGTATCGCTCTTAACGATCTCATCACGATTCAACATGAGGGCAAATTTTACTTGATCTCGTTCCGGCAACTTATCGTATAAGGCCAGGTATTCTTCTTCTTGCGCGTCTGTCATACTATCCCTTCTTTATTATGCGCATCGTCACGGATTATTCTTGATTCCGCATCAATCGCTCGCTGCATGCGTTTCCTCAGCGATGGATTTATCTTATTTGCGTAATCCACATACCATTGTATTTTGCTTTCCAGCTCCGCAATGCGCTTGTCTTTTGCGGATATGTCTTTAGCCTGCTCTAAAATCCCTTTGTTCATGCTGCCTCTCCTTCCTCATCGGTGGCTGGCTGTAGGACTGGCCGTTTCTCTATGACTTCATTAAGGAAATCTATCGCAAGCCGAATCCCTGTTGCAGTGTACCCCGCACGAAATTCGTTATTCATTCCGGTCCTTTCGCTATCGGTCAACAGCGTTTTCGCCACCTGAGCAGCGGCCCTAAACTTCTCGATATCTTCAGGTGATGGATCCTCGCTGCGGAGCTCTTGAGTAGTCTTTTGTGGTTTATCTTTTGATGCTTGCGCTTTGTTTGTCTTTTCATCTTTATTTTCTTTATTCCCCGAAGCGGCATTTCCATCATCGTCATCGGTTACAACTCCCGCCATTGATGCAAGCAAATACCTTCTGCCATAAGTAATAGCAGAACCTATTCCTTGAGGGTCACGCTTCGCAGGGACAAGCCGTAACGAACTCTCTACCCATTGTCCCGATGAATGGCATAGTCTGCATGTGACGGTTACAGAATCAGCATCTGAATCTGTTCCCTGAATAACGCATAGCCCGTTTGATGTCAACGGGATTTGGGCCACATCCCACACATCTGCCAGATCAGCATACTTAGACTTAAAGTATGGGTTATCGCTTGCCTTCTTAGCGTTATGCATTTGTGCCTGAGCCTTTGATAGTGCTCCATATATCTCAGTTACTATCTCACTCGTTATCAGTGCCATCTTTAACCCCCTGTTTGGTTGTTATAATGTCATCCGCTTGCTCTATAGTCTTGTCCTGATCGTCAGAAATAAACCTGTCCGGAAGAGCACCCCAAAACGAGGGGCTCATTTGCCGGTCGATCATCCTTTCGTATGATGTGCTCATAACGCTGACGCTTTGTTGGTGATATAGACCGCTACCTTTTTAAGCAAACCACTCACTGTAATCATGATCTCTTTTCCGACCGGCGTAGCCATTTCTGGTAATGCGTAAGACCGGAAATCCTGCGCCAGAGCCTGCAGCTTGTCTTTGTCTGGAGCTTGTGCGGCAGACAGAGCTTCGCGTTCAATGCGCTCATTCTCCGCTCTTTCAGCGTCGATCCTTGTTTGCTCTATTATTCTCGCGGCGGCTGCGTCCTGCTCTATTTTTGCGTTCTGAGCATCTATGGATGCCTGTCGGAAAGCCATAGCCCTGCGCTCTTCAGCCATCTCCTCTTGCATCTTTCGCAGGGACTCTTTTCCTCTTTCAATCTCTTCAGCGTCAGCCTTAGCCTTAGCCTCTGCCTCCAATCTTGCTGCTTCTACCCTTTCAGCCTCAGCTTTAGCAATTCGTTCGGCTTCAACTCTTTCCTCCTCAATCCTTGCAGCCTCAGCTTCGGCAATTACCCTGGCTTTTTCCTGCTCACCCTCGAAAATGAATGTTGCACTTGCAAGAGTATCAGCATACTCATCATCACTCATGTCACGCGCATCCACAAAGTCCATGGTGATCCCTACGGCAGCGAAAGCCGACACACGATCAGTCACCCGTTTGAATGTCGCCTCTTCTCTTGCTTTTCGCTCCGCTTCAACGATGGAGTTAATTCGGTTTTCTTCTGCCTGCAGTGGTGCTTCTATGTCATCCAGTCTTTTTGTTATCTTCTTTTCCGCGGCCAACCATGCTTTTTGTACTTTAACCGCGTCCTCACGCCCAAGCTTGCAAACCTTCATCGTCCTGTTTCTCAATCCCTTGGCTTCCAGTCTTGTGCCTCTGACAAGGTTATACCCTGCCTTGTCTTCAACATCTTTGATCGTCAACCCCCTTGCCCTTTCTTCAAGCTCGGACAACACTTTCTCTGTTAGGTTTTCACGCTCTAAAGCTTGTGTTGGCAACACCAGGTCGGTGCTGATACTTATTAACGCTAGTTCTGTACCAGCGACTTCATAGCCGACTTCCTGTGGTTGTTCGTTTTCCATTATTTTTGTACTTTTGATTGTTGATTCTACGGGTCTGTTGCTCGTAACAACAGGCTCATGCTTTTTCCTCATTGCTTGTCTCTCCAACTTCTAACAAGCCAAGTTGCGCAGCGTGGATCCCCATCTGTGCTTGCACAGTCTTATTTTTCAACTCGACTGTCATCTCTTTTTGCATCACAAGCCGTACCGTATAGACCACCGCCATACATCCAGCGATAACCTCCCCAGCCATCATTGCGCTCGTCGGATTTACCGCGCCGTAGAGCAACGCGAAAATCACCAGCACGCCCCCCGAAAAAAACATTTCACAGTGTTTCATTCTTCATCTCCGTTTTCGTCATGTTTTTTGTGCTTGTTAACATTCAGGAGGCCAACGTGAACAAGTGAGTAACACGTCCAGCACCGGATGTTTCTCAGCAAGTTTTCAACTCTGCACTCAAAATCATATCCAGCAAAGACCGCTCCCCAAACTACGTCGGCCATAATCTTTTTTACGTCAAAGCTAAAACGCATGATGTTTCTCCAGATGTTGTTCTACTTGTCTTGTTTTTAAAACCCGCATGTTTTCGGCTATTTGATACATTCGAGCAGCTATCGAAGAAAAACCAATTTTGACTCCGGGGTCATCCGTCTTATTCTCTTCGATAGTAACGATCTGAGCATATAGCTCAGCCTTCAATGCCTCCATCTCGATTTCCTGATTTGTCATTCTTTTGTCTCCGTTTGATTGTTTAATCCGACACTCAATGCTTGCAAGCTTGGCCTACTATGAGAATCAGTCCCATTTGTTAGCTTTTTGTTTATCCAGAGCCATAGCCATCGCCACCGCCAGAGCCACAGCCATAGCCACAGCCAGAGCCATCGCCATAGCCACCGCCATAGCCACCGCCAGAGCCATCGCCAGAGCCATAGCCAGAGCCATCGCCAGAGCCATAGCCAGAGCCATCGCCAGAGCCAGAGCCACCGCCATAGCCACCGCCATAGCCAGAGCCAGAGCCATCGCCATCGCCATAGCCAGAGCCATCGCCAGAGCCATCGCCAGAGCCAGAGCCAGAGATTATACCGTCGTCCATTCCACAACCTCATTTAAAGATTTCAAAGCTGTTGCTGATATGGGTATAATCTCAATCGCTTGAGTAAGGATTATTGACTTTACCGTCAAAGATATCCGACTGTCTTTTCCATTTTTCAGCCCTTTGACTGCTATGTCCGACAGTGTATTCGCTCCTTTCCATGACCATATTCGCCGAGCGTTATTTAGCTCGACTTCCATACCGGCACGCCTGACGAGTTCTCCGAAATGCACCCCCGCCGAATAAGTGCGAATCAATACGTACTTCTCTGAATCCGTCGGCGGAATCTTTTTCATGTAAATTTCGCCATTAATCGTGATCTCATTTGACATGTTGGTTTCTGTTTTGTTGTTTAGTTGACATTTTCCGCCTCTTCAGTTAATTGGTTGATCTCCCTTCTGATCTCTTCCCGTTTCAACTCTTCCCGCTTTTTATCTCTCAGCATTTTCCCATATACCGCCCTGTACTCTTCCATCACCTGCGAATCTCCAAGACGGAACCGCTTCCTCACGGCATTGACCGAGTAAACGACCCCTTTTCTCGATTCCAGCCGGTCACGAACACGCGGGAAAATTCCCTTCATCTTTCGGTTGTCGAACTTTTCATGCATGGCTTTTGTAAGGCTTATATTTGGCTACTGACTGGCACAAAAGAATAATAACAAATAAATGGATTGATTCCAACAATAAAATGAATTAAAAGGAGAGGAAAATGAACAGGAAAAAAGAGGTAACGCCGAAAGAGGGATTGATAATAATATAAGAGATTGCGAGGTTTTTTATTACCCACCCCACTAAGCTAAACTTATGCGCCTATCCTTAACGTACCCGATAAACAAGTTAAGGCAGCGCATATATAACCGGATTCTTGAGCTTGTCCAGATAATCAGCCCCTTCCTGCATCATCCTTTCAGCGCGGGGAGTGCTTTACCGTCGTCGGCAGTATATTTTTGTGGAGCGTTGGCGGGAACGGAAGTTTAAGCATCTATAACGTTTTACGAGCGGAATAAAAATAAGTATGCTTAAAGCTATACTTAAGCTTTTGATTTATACCGTTTTTTCCCGTTTTTTTGCATTGTCAAGTGACACCTCATTCTCACGTTTCGCATCCTCAGTTTCTGCTTGTAACTGCACAATATCTGCTACGGTCAAATTCGTTTTCAGTTTTGAGATAATCACCCCAAGCTCCGTTAACTGCGGGGCTATCGCATCATAAAGTTTTACCGCCAATGCAAGATCATCAATTGCATTTGTTACGCTGATTTTGCTCATTTCACTCCCAATTTATTAAGTGTTGCAAGTACCGTCTCGATATCCTTAACCGCTTTTTGAGCTATCGTTTTTGCTGCATCGTCATTTGTTGAGCGCAAATCCCACGCGGTGTCCAAAGCAGTTACAACCTCATTATCAACATCATAAATCTTTTTCCCCTGATCGTATAAAATGATATTGTTATCCAGCGCCTTCGCGTTGAGTTTGTACGTTACTTTTGCAAGGCCGTAACCTGCCCCAATTGTGTTGATCGTCGATTGACCGCAGCCTGCCAAAAAGACTAATATTCCAACCAATAAGATTTTTTTCATTTTTCAGTCCGTTTAGTTTCAACGCCATTCAATTTTTCAACCATTCTCATCCCACCAACTCCCAAAAGTGATATTACCAAGCTTGTCAGAAAAGACGTATCCAGCGTTGGCGGAGCTGTCGCGACCGTCTTGCCAAACGACACCCATACCCATAAAAAAAGTGGATTAAGAAGGTACTGGTATGCAATTCCGAACCCGCAAATCCAGATTATAAAAGGTCTCCCTCCGGCGACAAATGTTGATGGATGCCGGGCCTCTGACAGCTCGGTATCTGTCTGCGTCTTTGTCATCTCAAGCGCTTGATTTGCGCGGTCATTGTCCGTCTGTGGCGCAAGTTTATCAATCACGCTACCAGCTAATCTCTCTGCCGCTCCAAAAGGGTTTAAATCCATTTTATTCCTCCATAAATCGTTGACGTTCTGCTTCTCTTCTTTTTGTGAGGCCCGCAAGGATTTCTCCATTGCAATGATTCCACTTTAAAAATTCGTCTGCCGCTTTTGAAAAATCTCCGTTATTGACATATCTGAGCAATGTTGATGCAGCAAAATTTCCTTCTCCGAGGTTAAAGACGAAATCGATAAGAGCGTCAAATTGCTCTTGGTTTAAATCGATCTTAACCAGCGCACGAACCACCCCGCTCGCTGACAAGACATCCTCTTCAAGCAGTTCCTCGGCGCGGTCTGTCGTTATGACCTTTGTCGGATCCACTCGTCGCGTATAACCATACCCGACAGTCCAAACGCCAGCCGGACAGCGATAAGGCTTCACCCGCAAGCCCTCATATTTTTTGATCGTATCAAATACCCATACCGAAGGGTTCATGGCCATTACCACCTCCCTCCACTGTAATTAGGATGAGTCGCATCGTGGGCTCCTTTGAGCTCGCTAACCTCAGCTTTTAGCTCTGTGTGCTGCTCTCTCATCTCTTTTATGTCCGACGAGTGACCGTTTAGCTGAAACAGAATCCCTTGAAAAGACTGCACAGCGAACCACGATATTAGCCCAAGCATTATTACCATGATCGCTTGCACTACATCAAAGTGTTGAATCCAAGTCGGGGTGGTATCCATTTTTATTTTTTATTTTGTTGTTATTTCCAGTTGACTTTCCAGCTCCGTCAGCCGGATTTGTGCCTGAGTCAATGCAGCAACGCTTTCCGCCAGCAGCTCGTGCATCTCTGCATCGTGCGCTATCTGTAAACTGTGAGTCACCTCTTTAATTACGGCCTCATCTATTTTCTGCGCTTGCATCAACAACATCCGGTTTGTAGTTAAAAAGCCCTAACCGCGCCATAGCTGTCTCTGCAATACTTGCAGGTAAAATCATCGTCCTAAATAAGTAATTCATAAGCTTAATTCGTCGTTACTGTCCAACCACGTGATATTAAAGTCGCTTTATCTGTAATCCCTTGCCCTGTCGGTGCTGCGTTACCTGTTCCGCCAAGATTTAATGTTCTTGTTCCTGTTGTTCTATTAGCGGCAACAAATGCGGAAAGTAGCGCGTTAACTGCGCTTACCGTTAGCAAATTGTTTTGTGCCTGAAAATCTCCGAGTGCATTTGATACTAACCCACCTGCATAGCCTGTTAACTGATTGCTGTAGCAGTAGAATATGGTTAACGCTGTATTAGCAGTAAGCGATGGGATACTGCCTGTTAATTGATTGATGTTGCAGTAGAATTGGGTTAACGCTGTATTTGCTGTAAGCGATGGGATACTGCCTGTTAACTGATTGCTGTAGCAGTAGAATGCTGTTAACGCTGTATTAGCAGTAAGCGATGGGATACTGCCCGTTAATTGATTGCTGTTGCAGTAGAATTGGGTTAATTTACTTGGATCACTGATTGAAAATGTCAGTTTCTCAATTTTCTTGGTTGTAACCGTATCGGAAAACATAGTGGTTTTCTCAATACCACTGCCGAATTTCCATGATACTGCCGCCCCACCCGTTACCGTTCCACCTCTGCCGACATAGCTTGTGCCATTAACACCAAATACCCACGCACCATCTGGTACTAATTGTTCTGTGCCGGATAGCGTTTTTGCGTACTTTTTTAGTACGGTTGTCTCGTCTACTGATAATGCACCGTTGATAATCACCATGCCTGAGCTGTAGTTGCTTGGATTATACGTACCCGTAAGTTTTCTGCCAGTCTCTACAGTAACACCTATATTTTTTTGAGCATCTATAATTGTGCAGTTATCATTGCCGGCTGGGAATGTCGCCACCATTACATCATCCACTCCGTCGTACTCCCACCAATAATAATCGTTTGTTTTTCTCAGTGTGGGCCGTGCGGTACTCAAAGCTTGTGTAGGATTTATTCCGTTACCCATAGCATCCAGCACCAGCCCAACACCGCCGTCAACAACTGACGGAGAACCATCATTGCTATTTCCACAAACGAGCCCTCTTACCGTATCGATACCTGGTATCCACGCATGCGCGGAACTCCCGTATTTACGAAGTATAGCAATCGCTTGTTGAGTGAGGGAGTTATTGCCAGTAGACCACCCCAACGACCCCAGCGCGCCCAATTGCCCAAGAATTGACATCTTAGTATTCCACGATCAAAATTGCGGAATCTGTCGTTACGGTGTCAGTTACGATGCTTTGAGCGCCGGTCGGTATCGCCAGATATCTATCTGCGCCCGCCGGTATTTTGTCGTCATAAGGATTTGCGCCTGAAGCTATTGTTATTCCTGCACTATCTCCGGCTTGTCTAAAGCGCCATGCGATAGGATAGGCTGATCCTGCAACGAGGTGGATACTCGTTGTTCCGGGTTCGAGTGTTTTGCTTGTTGGAGAACCAGACAAAGCACCGACACTCGATACGGTGCGAGCAAGGGAAGTCGAAGCTGGAGGGAGATTAACCGGATCGGTCGAAAGGTTAACTCCTGCCGAATCCAAGTATTGAGAGCGTGGAAGATTTTTTATAATTGCTGGCATTATTGTATCTCCATTGGGTTTAAATTTTCTTACACGATAACGGATATCACGGCGCGAGAGGAAGGGTGATCTTCTGTTTTATGTCGGAGGTGTTGGCCAGACGATTGTCGCTGGAAACCCTGTCTGTAAAGTAATGTCTCGCAAATCCTGCCGATACGGTTGCCAGAGCGTTTTTATTGCAGACGATTGATCTGCCGTCTGTGTCCAATCGCAGGACGTGAGTAGCTGATCCCGCTTGGCCCTTGCTTGAGTTGCGAGGTAAGCGGTTATCTCATCATCAGTCAGTATCTGCACTACGGCTCTCTCCGGCATTGCCCATGCGTAGCCATAAGTGAGATTGTCCTTCGCGGACTGCTCTGCCTCAGTGAATGTAGTTACGGCTCCGTCCTGAACGTATTGCGTTAAAGGGTTCGCATCACCAATAAGAAGCTTCTCTCCATCTAAGCATTGAATTTCGATATATGCTTCAGGACATGAACCCGTCCGGTGTATCTGTCCTGTATTGGAATTATAGATTATATAGTTCATCGCTTCCCTATAATTGCGGTTATTGTTCTGACTCTTGTTATTGAGTCATAGTTATTTCCTGTCCCGTGATTAAAACAACTAAAATAATACGTGCCAGGTGTCGCATTGTAAATAATCGTCATAGAATAAGTTCCACCGTATGGCGGGAATGAGTTAAATAAATTACCAGCAGCCCGGAAATCCGAGGTATTAACCCCTATATCAAAATAGGCTTGAGAGCCAACGTCTTGAGCGGCTGTAATAACTATTGGCACTGTCGATGACCCTAATGGCAAATCATTCGCACTTATTGTAAAGGCTAATGTGACCACCCCCCATGCATAGGCAGAAGCGCTCAACATAGCCGTTGCAGCGTTATTAAATAAATTCCCTGTCGCTACCCAGGTACCGTTTAACGTTCCTGTCGTGCCGTTAAACGTTATATTGGTGGCCGAATTTCCCAGAGCATATTGTCCGGAGGCATACCAAACATATCCCGCTCCGGTCATCGTCGTCCCGCTCGCGCTTATCGCTGCGGTATTGCCTTGTATAGTGCCGGTGACGGTAAGGTTTCCTGTGTTGATGGTTATCGCTGACAAGCTGCCAACCTTCAGGCTCGTCCAGTACGGTATTGACCATGTCGTCTGGTTCGTCGCTGGATTATAAATGCCGTCAGATGAATACAAGAACTGCCCTGCTGTTAACGTCGGTACGGTGGTTCCCCATGTTCCACTCAAACCCCAATAGCTTGATGGTACGGTAGTGCTTCCTGTATC